TGCCTCAATCTTCGTATCCACTTCGGATAATGTCATTGCCATATCACTGCTCCATAAATTCAAAGGGCGGACGAGCAACCCCGCCCGCCCCAAAATCAGAAAGGAATCCGGCTACCAATTATTAGCTTGTACCAGCGGATTCTACAACATACCGATGGTCAATGGCCCCAACCTTACTGAATCGCCTGACCTTATATTGAGCAATGACGTCACGTTCCCACGCCGCATCGTTCTTGTCGTCTCTGCGAGTAAGCACCTGCAATGGTATAACGACCTTCTCAAGAAACTGTTTCTTGAAATTGCCGTAATACCAGTAAGCACTACCGTTGGCCTTGTCAATCCACGGACTGAACAGCGTTTTAAGCTGATAATATGGATTTGTTTCGTGATACCCCACAGATGAGCCACTATTTAGAGGCATCATTTGATTGCGTGTCAAACGAGTAGCTGTTCCCTTCAAAGCCCTTGCTGTAAGCAATATCATTGTATCCTGCATTACATCAATCGGGTCTCCGTTTTCGTCCATAACATCATCAAACACTGCCTCAGCAGCATCAAGGTCGGTATAATCCGCAAGAGCGTCAGTTATTGCGTTCTTGTAGAGCACACCGCCGCCAACATTGCCGCTCGCCCCGTTTGATGTTCTATACAAAGCCGTTCTCGTTCCGCCTGGATAATAAGCGTGATAATTCTTGCCATCCACAGTTGCATCCAAAATCGTATATATTACGCTCTTTTCACGGTCTTTGGCTGCCCTCTGGCCAAACTTAGATGCCTTCAACATAATCAGACCAGTTTGGTCAAATCTTATCGCCTCGTCGGTTATATCGAGAATCTCGCCTCTTTTTGCTCCACTGATAGTTACAAAGAACTCCTCGATATCCCCGCTATGCGGATACCCGCCACCTTCCGGTATATCCTCAAGGTCGCCCTTAAGAAAAGCGCCCGGAATAGTATCGGTTTTCAGTTTGCTTGTAAATTTTGTAACAAGCTGGTCTGCTATGCCTGGATATTCCGTAAAGCCCTGAATGACCTTTTTGCTCACAAGCGTCCCAGTAATAATTGGGAATTGAGATGTATTAACCGCTTCAAACAACTCCTTTATGCTGAAATCTTCCGGCTGCATAAGCGGTTTTTCACCTTCTTTAGCATTCAGCAATTTAGGCATCATATGCTGAATGAATTTATCGAAGCCACCTGAGTTTTTTATGGCTTCCTTCAATTTACCTACCTTGTTCTCGAAACTCATTGTTTACTCCTTTATACTCTAAAACCTTTTATGGTATTTAGTTACAAAACTTCACTTATTGCCATTTAGTCCTGTCCCGTTGTCGGGTTCATAACAGTATTAGGCAGCAGTTTACAAAGAACTCCCGTTCCTTCTGCGGAATCGTGGTTCTTTACGCAAACAACAATCGGGTTGGTTGCTCCATTCGCAACTGTATCGATAGAATCATCCGCTCCTGTGTAAGAAGCCGAAGCTGTTGAATTGGCAAGTATCGCCACCGGGTCACCAAATGAAATATCCTCGGCCGACGCTTGTGTAAACTCGTAAATCGAATCAAGACTTACATCAACAAGGATATCATCGGTATCACCATCACGTGACGCATTTTCAGCTATACCAACAAAAACATCGGCACAACCATCTCTGACCGTAGCAGCAGCAGCAGCTTCGCTACCATCAGGATATTTTTGGCTCGGCGTTGTAGCTTTACCGCTTGCCAATAGAACAAAGTCGCCTTTCTCAATAACCGTAGCCGAAGCCACTGGCACTTGCACCAATTGCCGTTTACCTCTACGGTATCTATTTGCATTAGCCATTTTTACATACTCCTTTTTTAGAGATTACTTTTATCGTTAATCGCCAAAACCTTACTCGGTCAGCGTTTTTACTCTAATGAATTATCTTTAAGGTCCGCTGCAATGCTCTCGGCCGTAGTGTCTCCAGCAGCTTCTTTGTGTTGACGCTCCGTATTGTCTTTCACACCAGCCTTGCCGGTAACAGCATTAAGGCGGTCGTCAATTTGCTCTTTGATTTTGTCCTCAACCTTCTCGCCTTCCTTGACCGTTATAGACATCAGTGATTTCTTAAACACTTCTGTCTTGGCCTCGTCCGGCAATTCGCTTTCATCGAGCATCTTGTCTATAGTTGTCTCTTTCTTTTGGAGTTTTTCTTTGACCTCTGCCTCATCTACCTTTTTCTGCAGCTCATCGTTTTCTTTTTTGAGTTTCTCGTTCTCATCGATAACTTTTTGAAACTCATCATCTCTTGACTCTTTGCCTTCATTGATTAAAGTATCAATAAGGTCTTTCCGGGCCTCTTTTAGGCCAACCATAGTTACTTCTTGATAATTCATCTGATTATCTCCTTTATCATCTTCTAACTTGTTCTCGTAAAATCCGTTATTTGTAGCTGGTTCTGTCACCACATCTACGCTTACGACCTTATCAATAGACTCAACAACTTCTTCGTTGTTCTCTTTATGAAACCTGCCGAAAGCATTGTGACTCATCCCTGCAATTTCCGGCATTTTTGTTGCGATTTCATAAGTAAGTTTCCCTCCATCTGTGCTTAATAGATTAAGGTCTCCCCTTATTTTCTGCCCGTCAAACCTTACGTTCTCAATCTTGCCTGCAATATCTCTTGTGCTCCTCCATCCTCTCTTTTCGTCTCTATCGTCAGGATGGTCTATGTAAACCTTTGAACCTTCATATTTGCTAACCCCACCTTTGAGCGCTTCTACCGTATAACGCCTGCCATTTCTGCTAACCTGCCCTACTAAAGCAGCGTTTCTGATAATCATTTTTTCGCTGTCAATGGTTATTTCAGAAAACGCGCCGTCAAATTGGTTTTTGATTTCCTTTAGATTCATTTTTTCTTATTTCTGTCCTGCCACGCCTGGTAACACATTGCAGCAATTTGGTCGCTACCCCTATCAGGAGCAGCTTTTGTTTCAAACTCTATGCACCGGCTTATAAATTTGCTTTGCTCTTCATCCTTTTCCGGCTTTGGCATTGGCATTTTTAAGCTCCAATAAAAAAGGGGGTTCAGCAAAGTGTTAAAATGCTGAAACCCCGTATCTGGTAGTTTCAAAAGTTATTTAGTTTTTAGAATGGCCTAAGGTTTTCTATTTGCTTTATTATCTTGCCATTTTCAACCTTTCCATCATAGACTTTGAACTCAACGCATATCGTACCATATTGTAACTCAAAAGCTTTCTGTCTTATCTGCTCAATATAAGCTTCCAACTTATCTTTTTTTTGTTTATCTTTTAAGTTCTGTTCTGGCATAGCTTTATATCAATTGAAAATTTGCCTTATGCAACTGTTTTTTTCGCCTTTGCAAAATCCGCTTGTGTCATTTTAGGAAAATTAAGCTTTTCATCAGGCACTTCATCAAGCACCAGCTCATCATAACACATACAAAAAGGGTGTGCCGGCAACATAGGTGGATTGTCCTTAGGAAAGTATTTACCATCAAAATATGCACACGTTTCGCAGGGATTACCACTACCTACCCGCCATATTGAACCTTTGAGCCATTTCTTTCGCTGTATATATCTTACCGTTCCCTCGTGATAAGCCCTTGCATATTCTGTTACTACCAACCGCCTGCTATTTTTATACGCAGACCTATAAACTCCGCGTCCCGGGTGATATGCTCTCGCCGGTTTGCTCAATACCAATTTACCATCTTTTCTAACCCTATGAAACCTTGCATTTGGTTCTGCAAGATAAGGTCTTATATCTCGTCCAACCTTATCAGCACTTTCACCTAACAATACGCCTGTATTTATTCGATTGCGAATCTGTTTCTCTGCGTCCCACGTAATATCCCAAACTCTCTGCGAAAATGTTATCCGGCCATATTGCGTTCTCATCAGAAAATCCATAGCATCAGAGTTTATCCGTCCCCACACACTATCCTTCCACAAAACCTTCGTTACATCATAAGCTCTTATCTTACCATCCTTGCCTATAAAACTTGTTCCTATGCCTAATTTAGCATTTCTCGGCAGCTTCATATTTTTCAAAGCATAAATATAAGTCTGCATACCGAAATTGATACTTTGCCTCATACCCTCTTTAGTAAGTGTTTTTAAGTCTGGTCTCAACTGTCGTAATATCCCTCGAATACTATCAGGGTGTGGATTAAACTCTGAACCAAGCAAGCTGACTAACCTACCAGGTGGTAACTTACCTTCCTTCGCATATTTGGCAAGCTGCCTTTGTATCTTATCCGCAGCAGCAGAAAACAAGGCGTATATCTCCCTCTCCTGCTTAATTGTATAATGTAGCCAGTCCTTGCGTGATTTAAGAACTGCCTGCCGGATTGTCTCTTGACTGTTCATCTAAAATTTCTCTTTATAAATCATTTCAAGCTCTCCAGATACTCTTGCGGCAAACCCTCAGCTAAAGCATCAACGAAATTCGGGTCTTTGTTAAGCCGATAGTACATACCTTCATCCTTGTTATATAGTATGTGCGCTCCGTGTTCATCGACACCGTAGTAATCGTATCCACGCTCCAACCACGGCCTAACTATCTTTGGAGCATTCTTTTTAGGTGATATTTTTATAGACGGCTTTTGCTTCTCTTTTGGTTTTATCGGGTTAGGTTCCGGCTTATCATCTGCTTTAGCTTCTAATTTCGCAAGCTCTTGCAAATCTTCAAAGTTTGCATCGTCTCTATAATCACCATTCTCATCAATTATTTTAGCTCGCAATTCCGCAAGCCGTTTTTTCTCTTTTTCGTTGAGTTTGCTCATAATTTCTCCTTAATCTACAAAGAATTTGCAGTAATTCGCAGATAATTTCTTCATCTTCATCGCTTGTTATTAACGGGTTAATAGATAACAAAGTTTGTCGTAAGCGTTGCAGTAATTCCATTACATAAATTCCGGCTCTTCTGCCTGTGCCCGCTCTTTTTCTTTCTCATTTTCAATATCAATTTGGTTTTGCTCTTCTTCGTAATTGTACCCCAGTTTGGTTGATATAGTCTTGTCCGAAGCCCATCTGTTTTGTTTATGCATTTGGTATGACTCTGTATCTTCCTTCAAATTCCTGTGAACCATCGTAGCAAAATTAACGCTTGCTTTTTCGCTGGCATCTTTTGAAATTGCTCCTTCTTTTTTGCCAAACTTGATAACTTTGACAAAAATCTCTTTGATATAATTCCCTACAATGTCCTGCCAATCCTCGATTGTCCTTACCATTGGGCTTTCGGCAATTAAGGCAGAAGCATAGTTTTGATTGCTATAATCGCCTGTTACCACACCTTCCACCAAGCCAGTACCCCTACAAATCATCCTCTCAATGTTCCTGCCATCGTCTTTTGTATCTGAAGCATTGATGTTAAGATTTTTAAACTCCCAATCCACCCCCTTAGTTGCAAGAACAGTTCCGGGCTTTGGCATTTTCTTGCTCGGTGTTTCTCCTGAGGGCGTAGAGCTTTCATCCATGAATTTAGCTTTAAGCCCTTCAACTGATAAGTTCCCTTGTGGCTTCGCAACAAGATGAAAAAAATTGCGAATACGATTAAGTCTTATCCGGTCGTCAAGCCATAATGAGTAATCTTTCAGGTATTTAGCTAATCCTATGAAAAAACTTTTGCCACGTTTTTCATTACTATCACAAAGTATTTTGCCGTGTATAATCCCGTCAGCATCAATCGTATCGGATTTCTCAACATCATCTTTGTAAAAGACCCTGTGATATTTCAAAACCTTCTCTACATCATCAGGGTCAGTCTCTATCCCGTAGCTATGCTCATTGTTCTTATCTTTAATTTCCTCTGGGTCTATAAACCTTACAGTTTGATAACTTCCCTTCTTTGTTTCCCTGTTATCTTCATCTCCAAACTCAAAGGTTATTTCCTCTTTAGTTGCAAAAAACCTCAAGAAAAATTCTCCATCTCTGAATAAGCGCCTTACTAACTCTTTCGACCTCATATCAAAGTTATTCTGCTCGCACCAAGCATCCCAATACGCCTGTGCCTGTTCATCCACCGCCATAACTCCGGCGTTTTGGCCTAAAATAAAACGTTGCATACTTTCTATAAGACCTCTCGCTCCAGGGTCTTTATAATATAGCTTCCTCGCCTGCTCTCTTAATGTATCAAGCTCTTGTTCGCTGTAGTGGTCTTTATCTCCTCGTAGTAATGACCATTCGCCCTCATCCTCATCTTGAGCAAATTTAGGTGTAGATTCAATTAAACTCGCAGCTTTTCTATAAGTCGTAGCAATATATTTGGCTTCTTCCCTTTTGGCCGACCAAGCCGGAAATATTCTCTCTAACATTTTTAATTCTCCTGATATAAAAAAAGACATTATGAGAACCCAAACCCACAATGCCTTATAATCAATTTATCATTACTACTTTAATACTATGCTACATAAAAACCTGCTTCCTCAAGTTGCTTTTTTATTTTCTCTGCAATCTTAACATCTTCTATTTTAAACCACAACCGCACTTCTCCATTGTGGAATTCGCTACAATAAGCTGTTTTTGTATAAGCGTCATTAAATGCCCTTATAAACTCATCAACAATCTCGGCATTATCAACATGTTTGACAATTAAACCGACCTCTCCCTGCTTTTTGAACATACCCTTAACTGTAAGCTCATTCATTGTTTTTTCGCGTACTTTATTACGAAGCTTA